CCCCTGTCAGTGGGAAGTCACTGAGTTACATTTGTCACAGAACACGCACTTAATATATAGGTCAAAGAACCATTGATCTGTGGATAGATCAAAATTCCCATCAAGTCTAAGGATCTTTTAGCTAACACAGATCTGTCTAGATATCCATTAATAACATATGTTAGCACTGATTGATTATATAGTTCCTTACTTAGCTTGAGGAACGAAGAATCAAAAGTAGATGTTACTTTTAACCCGTCCTTTAAACCCAACATGATTTGCAAATCCGACTCCGACTTAGGATTTATTCGCAAATATGTAAACTTGGACAGTTCCATTTCGGTCTGAATTCGGTTGTGTATGCTGATTATCTCCGATAATCGCTCCTGCAATCGAGTATTAGGAGCATTGTCTTTGTACAACAACCATCTGTCCAATAAAAAACTACCGGTTGTCACGGCCCAATTGCCTCGTGATCCGATGCGTGGTGTTCCAGCTGGTATGTGGTCAGGTAACCAATGTTCAGCTAAACGCTGATCCTGTGAATAAGATTCACACCAACTATTAAGTGATCTTGACCCGTTAAGTGTAGATCCGGACTGCCGCAATCTACTGATCAAGCTGATCTTCTCCTCTGTCTCTAACATTGCATCACAATACTGAGAAAGATCCATTTCAACGCCGCTCCGTTGGAATAGCTCTAACAAGGCCGGTGTCCGACCAGAGCTGATTATGTAATTTTTGAGCAGATTTTGGCGCTCCTTATCTTTCCGAGAATTGACCATTCGTACTTTGTACTGACTTGCATGTTTGACCATGGCCAGTCCAAATATACGGATGTTCTTGAAATATGACACTTTCAATAGCCGCTGGAAATAAGTCTCTGCTTTTCTCTGATCATATTCTTTCCAGATAGAAAGTCTGCTGTGGATAATGCCCCAAGTTTGTAAAGTATTGGCAATGCCCTCATCAGCAACAGACTCATTTTTAAAGAAATAGCTATTTAAAGGTCGTAAAGCTAGGCCGCGCGTATCCCTTTCTGTAATTATGTGACGGATAAAGAAGCTCGCTTTTTGAGAATGAAAATTCTTCTTATCTGATATCTTTACACCAAATTCCAAAAATGCGTCAATCAGATTCTTAAACTTCTCATCACTAATATGCGAGCATAACAACTGTGCGTCGTCACCTTGAGCACAAGCATCGTAGAGTGATATTTGCTGGGAGTCTAAAACTGTGGCCATAATGACTAAGTTCATTAAAGAATCAAACAAGTTAGTCAATTTATAACCGGACATCCAGCCGCCTTGAACTGGAATCTTCACTCCATCCACGTCGATGTCTGTGTGGGATACAATATATTTAGCTCTATCTGCCTGCAGTTTAACCATTTCTGCTACTTGCTGGTTAGTTTCCAATCTATCTACCAATGTCTTAATGTAATCAAAAAGCTTCATAATGAATGACATGGGTATAGGATGGTCAAATGCTGACAGATCAGCTGGGAAGAGAGTCAAATTGTGGAGCTTCGCAAGTTGTATTTGTTTACAGAATGAGATCTTGCGAATACTTTGATGTTTAAGAGTGCTCCAAATATAAGGACAATCTTTGAAAGTAGACATGAACCATTTATAGACCACAGTCATAGGTACATAGCTATCAAAGTCTGTCGACACAAAAATTCTTCTTTTGTTTGCTTCTCCATATTTTAGCTGAGCCTTAATCAAAAATCGCTTTCCTTCAACCTTAGATTCAAGCAATTCATTTAGCCGCTCTTGAGTTATGGAGCTGAAATATTGTGTCTTATTTAGTCTTATATTCTTGCCTTCTGGAGTTGTAAATTCATGAGCTCCAGCGGCAGAACCAGCTGCAGAGTATAACATCGGATTATAAAATGATTTCAGTGATAAACCTGAATCAGAACCATATTGGTAAATAAATTCATCAAGTATCACATTGGGGCTAACCAGCTTTCCAAAAATAGTGTGCTCCTTGCTAGCTGCCCAATCCCTCGCATCTTCTTTCATCTCATCAATCCACGTCATATCTGTTCGTACTCCAAATATTGCTTCAATTCCATCCAGAAAATTGATTCCCAGTTCATATCTAGCTCGCAGTCCTGGAATAAGCCACTCGGCCAATACTTCTCTCATTGCCACTTCATTTCTGGTATTGCTAATGAAGTGCTTAATCTGTTTCCAAAGTTGGCTGGTTACTAATGGCTTGAGGATATGTTCCAGCTGAAGCAATGCTATATTCTGTACGCCTTCTACTCCTTCAAATTTCAGCTTTTGACTAATTTTGACCTCTTCTTTTAATTTTGCTGCTCTTTTATAGTATAGCATTCTGAGAGCAACTGCCTCCTCTTGCATATACTGTATTCGGGTCATCCTTCTTCCTTTGTATATAGTGGTCCACTTCGTGCTATAGATAGAGTCACCACCTTCGACTCTTTCTATGTAAGGTGCTAGGTGAGAGAGGACAGGATAATTTGTCTTATCTCTCAATTTTGGGAGTGTCTCCGGCT